TGTCTCGGCGAGTATTGACGCTTATTTTACAGACAAGTTTACAGACAAGGCGGGAAAATAGCGTAATATCAAGGGCTTTAGCGGATGGGTCACGGGTTCGACTCCCGCCGCCTCCACCAATAAAAGGGAATCCCGCAAACCGTTGAGTTTGCGGGATTCCCTTTGTTTTCAAGGGGTTTGCGCGCTTTTGGCCGCGTTCAAATATGTGCATTATGCGCGTATTTGTGCGCTGTGCGTCAGATTTAAGACGCCATTTTGCAGACGGATTTGCAGACGCGGTTAGTCCTTGCCCTTGACGATGCCGCAGTAGTAGGCCGACATCTTGGGCTTGGGGCCGGGGCCGTCCTCGTCGAGCAGAAAGGCGCGGGCGAGCTCCGCGAAGAACTCCGGCGTAGCGACGCCGAAGTGAGAGGCGACGCCGTAATAGTCGGAGTACATCATGTTGACGGCGATCCACCAGCACCAGGGCGAGACCTCGTCGCGGCTCACGCCGAGGCTCTCGGCAAGCGAGGTGGTCTGCTCCATGCTCCAGTGCGCGCCGGTGCTGCCGTCCGTGTTGCGCATGTGCTGCGCCCACTTTTCGGCGTCCGCCTGGGTAAAGTCGACGCAGCCGCACAGGCTCGGCTCCACCTCGTCGAGCAGCATCCAGCCCTCGAGCATGGCGCGGATCGCGCCGGAGGAGCGCTCGCTGGCGGGCATAGCCATGTACTCAACGAGCGCGCCCTTGATCTTGTCTTTATAGGCTTTAACGTGATCTCTGGTCAGCATCTCCATGCTGCACCTCACAGCTTCTCGACCGTGACCGCGAGGTTGTTGACGACCGACTCCACGCCGCCGAGGATCAGCGACAGGAGCGAGCTCTCGCAGCTGCAGGCGTTGCGCACGATGGCCGTGATGTCAAGGTTGGCGATGCCGGCCGCCGCGACGGTCTGAGACGCGGTCGCGCCGATGATGGCCACGCCGTCCTTCTGCGCGGTCAGGCTGACTGTGCCGGCCGCCGTGGGAGCGAGCGTCGCGGAGATGTTGACGAGGTAGTAGCCCTGCCCGCAGAGCGTGATAGCGTTGCCATCCTGACGGATGTTGCAGCCGTAGCGGCGCGTGGTGGTCCCAAACGGCACGATGCCGCCGACCGCGACGGTCGGTGCGCTGACGTTGGTGGTATAGATCGCAGACTTACTCATATTGATTCGGTCCTTTCATAAAATTTTGAAAGGCGGAGCAGCTGTTGCCGCCCCGCCTTGCCTCGCCAAATAGGGCGTTACCATATTCCCCTTGCGGAGAAAATAGTTTAGATGTTGCCGTTGTTGTAGGCGCCGCAGCCGGCGACCGCGAACTGCGGCACGATGCCGTAGCCGTAGGGCGTGGTGCGGGGGATGCCGCACAGCGCTGCCTGCAGCTGGAGCTGGTTGATCTGGTTCTGCATGTCCGCCATGCGGTTGCCCGCGATGGCGTCGAGGATCTTCTGCGTCTGCGCGGTGGTGTTGGCGTTGATGCTTGCGGTGTTGAGCGCGCCATTATAGTTGACGCTGTCGATGCCGCGGAGGATGTTGCAGCAGCACTCCTGCTGATGCGCAAAGCCCTCGGCCGTGGCAGCCTGCAGATCGCGCAGCTCGCCGAGGATGTTGTAATTGCCGTCCTTGACCGCGGCCTGGTTGTCATAGGCAGCCTGACGCACGGCAGCGACGGTCTCGTTGTTCTGGCGCTCGAGCGCCGCGAAGTCGGTGGCGCGCTGAACGTCGCCGACCGTGGCGTTGCGGTCGCCGGTACCGCGGTTGCCCCAGTTGCCAAAGCCGCCGCCCATCAGGGCGAGGATGGCAAAGAGCCACAGGCCCTCATTGCCGAAGCCTCCGAAGCCGCCGCCCTGAACAGCGGCGATGTCGGCAGGGGAAAGACCTTCCGTCATTGTTGTTTACCTCCGAAAAATATATTTCCGAACGGTGTGCACCCCGTCTGGATCACTGGAACTGCGCGAGGATCGTCTGCGGGTCGACGCCCTGCTGCTGGCAGAGCGCGTAGAACGCGCCGCGCATATCGGTGCCGCCCTGCTGCGCCTGCCGGAGCTGCGCGAGTATTGGATTGGACTGTGCCATCTGCTCCAGTGCGGCGATGGGATTGCGCGTGGCCTGATAGGCTTTGTAGAGACCAACGGCCCCGCTGACGTCAGGACTGCTCGGCGCTGCTGCTGTCGGTGCGGCGCTTGCCTGCGGGTTTAGCAGGCTCAGCATCGGGTTGGTGGGCATTTAACATCTCCTCCAATCTGGTCAGTCTCGCGCTGAGGTCGTCCACATTCACCGCGGGGGGCTCGGCGTGCTGGGCAATGTCAAAGGGCGTGACGGTGAGGTAGCCGGCTCCGTCGGTCCGGCAGAGCCAGACGAGGGGCGCGGTGTCGTCGAGGGCGAGCACGGAGCTGTTGGGAGCCATTTGCAGGGCCTCTGCGCCGCGTCTGCCGGTCACATGGATAATTTCATACCTCGGGGCCGCAGAAGCGCGCAGGGTGGGCGCTGTGGGCGCGGGATAGGGGTAATAGGGCTGGTATGGATTGCCTGCGGGATAATTCATGCGCTGCACCTCCTTTTGTTCTGCCTCTATCGTACCGCGGTTTTCGGCTTGCAAACTGCCCGCAAACTGCCCGCGTTCTGCCCTGCCCATAAAAAACGAGAGCGCCGACGATTAGTCGGTGCTCTCGTTTTGTCCGTCTGCAATTTTACGGTAGGCGCGGCGGCGCAGCTTGGCGAGGCCGTCCACGCTGAGGTGGAGCAGCTCCGCCGCCTGCACGCAGGACCGCCCGCGCACGTCGCACTCGATGAGGCTCGCGGCCTCGTCGGGCGGCAGATCGAAGGAGCGGATATAGGCAATGGCCCTGCGCGGAGCCATTGCGGAAAGCTGAGCGCGGATCTCTCTGTGCTGTGTGTCCATAGAGGCACCACGGCTTGCAGGCGCCCACGCGAGGGGAAGTGTTGCAGACTTCCCGCCGGTTTCCCTTTCCGTGCCCGATTCGGGCACAAATCATTTTAGGGCCTTGAGGATGTACGCGGCGAGGTACTCTCCCCACGCCTTCTGCGTCGCGGGGCCGAATGAACCGTCCACGTCCAGCGCATAGCCGCAGGCATTGAGAAGCTCTTGCAGCTTCCCGACCGCCGCGCCCTTGTCGCCGCGCGTGAGCACGGTCTTGTCCACGGGGTATTTCGGTATGCCGAAGCCCCGGATATACCGCCCGTTGACGGGGAGGATGCGGTACGCGCACTTGTGCTCCTTGCCCTTGTTGCCCTCGAACACCGTGATTTTCTGATCGTCACAGGCGGTCACGATGCCCGTGTGGTTGGGCGCGCCCGTGCAGTCCGTGAGGGCGTAGTCCTTGCGGTCGTTCCAATGGTAGAAGACCTGTTCGCCGATTTTGGGAACGTGTGCGTCGTCCTCGACCCATTGGCCGCGCGCCTGATACCACCGCATCTGCTCGCCGCAGCTGCACTCGATGGGGAGCACCTCTGTCAGGCCGCAGAGGATCGCCGCCGCGGACACCATCGCCGCGCAGTAGTCGTCCGAATAGGCGAGCTTGTAGCCGCGCGGGTGCGGGAGGTAGCTGTTGTAGGCGTCCACGATGCTTTTATGCACCGCATCGCCGCGTACAGCGCCGACCCAGCCCGTCATGGTCTCAAGAAATTTCTTCATTTTTGCGTTTCTCGGTCTGCGTGCCGAAGTAGAAGGCGATGATGGTCGTGAAGATCGTCAGAAACTCCGTCCCGCTGATGCTGCCGCGCAGGGCAAGCACCGAGAAAACCGCCGTGAGCACGATGGTCACGATGCTCTTGACTGTGAGAAGATTGGCAATTCGATTTTGCATTTCTGCCTCCTTTCCAGAAACCGCACGGCGTAAAATTGCCGCGTCTGTGTGTTGATCTTGTTACACGCGCCGTTGATGGCGGCGACGTGCCCGCCGTCGAGCATGACGGCGTATTCCAGCTTGAGCTTGTCCCGACAAAAGGCGTTGACCTGCTGCGCGGTCATGTTCTTGCAGTACACGCCGTAGAGCAGCCCGCCCTTGTAGCCAAGGACGGTGTGGTTGGTCTTGCGCAGCACATCGGAGTAAGCGCCCACAAAGCCCTCCGCCGCGGGGGCATAGCGGTCAAGCAAGCCAAGCCCACCGACCGCCCACACGACGCCGCCCAGCGCCGCCGCCGAGGACACGCGGGCCATGCGCACCGCGCCGTCCGTGGTCTTGTAGAGCACGCTCTCGGGGCGAGGATAGTGACAGCTCATGCCGCGCACGACCTTGCCGCCGCGCACCAGGATGGAGCAGGGCTGCCCCTGCCAAGAAAAGCTCCCCGAAATGGCGTTGCGCGGCAGCGGCCCGCTCATGTTGACAGGCTCAATGTCCCGCGCGAGAATGCAGGGCTGACCGTATAGCTCGACGTTAAGGGGCCAGCAGTCCGCGCCGAGCTTCGCCGCGATGTCGCTCAGTGTCTGGTTGCCGATCCAGCCGTTATCCAGCGCGCCCACAGAGCGCTGGATGGCGCGGATCATGCGCACCTCCTCCGAGGTGGAGCCTTTGATGTCCCTCATACCGCGCCCCCTGTCAAAAGCCACGCCATGAACGCGCCCACGACGGTCGCGATCATCAGCTCCACGACCTTCTCCCAGCGCTTGGACGGCACGGCGGTCAGGCTCCGCACATTGGCCTTGATCTCGCCGATGTCCTCCTTCATGTTCGTCTGGTCGGTCGCCAGCTCTTTGACCGACAGCGCCAATTCATTCAGCGCCCGCTGATCTACCTCTAACTGCTTGATGCGCCCCTCGTTTCGGAGCGAGCGGTCCTTGACCTCCTGCAGCTTCACAGCCAAATCTTCCATAGGCGTTGTCTCTCTTTCCTTAGGATAGAGCGGGGGATCTTCCCCGCTCTGTTTACTTGTTCAGCTCCGCGAGCTTAGCTGCAATCTCCTCCGGGATGGGGCCGGTTTCCATCCTGACACAGTAGCCGTCCGCGTCATAGGTGAGCTTGTAGCACGGGGCGACATAGATCTCCGTGCCGGCGCGGGAGAGGTCGCGCGCCATGACGGGCTGCACGAATCTGTTCTTGACGCCGGACTTTTTGCTCAGGCCCGCAGGGGTGTCGGTGACCTTGATGAGCTTGCCGTCGGATGCGATACGAGTAGTAGTCATAGTTTTGGTCTCCTTTTCTTTGTTCAAAATTTATTTATCAGCGACGTAGCTTTCGCCGGTGATCTCCTCATAGTCCCGCGCGCTGAGGATGCCCTTTTTCACGGCGTTGCGCACCATGTCGGCGGTCCACAGCCCTTGCGCGTACCATCTTGCGATTTTTTCTTTCATTTCAGCCCTCCATCAGCGTGTCGGTCATCATGGCCGTGTAGGTGGTCTGCGCTTCGATGCGGTCGAGTTGAGTGGGGGCAGGCTCTAACTTGCCATCGTCCTCGATGGTGTATTCGCCGTTGTAGGCCTCCGCTTTGGCGATTTCCTCGTTGGCTTCGCTCCAGCCAAGCATGACGGAGGAAAAAACATGCTGGATGTCCGGCTGTTCCTTCGTACCGCAGTTGATTTCGGTGCAAAGTTGATACTTGATGACTTTCATGATGCCTTCTCCTTAGTCCGTGGTTTTGGTGTACTTTATGGCAACATAAGCGCTGTAATTAGACAAATCAGCAGATGTCCAAATTGCGACATTTGTGTTATCCGCGTTAATGCCGGTGACCTGCGCGCCAAACGCTCCTACACCAATAGCTTGATCTTGGGCCGACCCATACACTGATATAACGCTGGACACATTGGGGATATTGTGTTTAACGACTTTCTGTGTAGCGTTTGGCAGTGCCCCGAAATTGACCAGTTTACAGTACACCGGCTGGCCATTATACCGCTCCGTGGTGCGGTATTCGACGCCAAGCTGCATGAATGGATTGACCCACTCCCACGGGTATATTTTTGCCCCAGTTCCCACACCATATATCGTACGCCTTAAAACAGTACCGTGGAAGCCACTATCTGTAGGGTCATAGGCTTCCTGAACGCAAGTGTTCCCTACCGCAGATACGAGAATCAGAGTAGCATAAGGTGTTAACGCGGTCGGAAGCGTTCCTTGAGGTGCGTTTGACGTGTTGTAGTAGAACCAGCCGGTTTTCATCAGAGCGTCAAGATTATCAGCAGATGTTAGCAGTGTTGCTGAGCCTCCGAGCCCGAATCCATCCGGTGCCGTCCCGATGTTCCCCCTCGCCTGTGTCTTCTGCGCATCGGTGAGAGTCTGCGCGGCGTCGTAGCGGACGGTGCCCGTGCCCGCTCCGCCGAGCAGCGCGTCGATCTCCTCGCCGGAGTATTGGGAAACGTAATAATCATCAGGCATAAAAAACCTCCTTATACGATGAGCCTGCGCCCGAGGCGGTCGAGCAGCGGCTTTTGGACGTTGTCGCGCAGCCAGCCCGTGCTGAGCGGCTTGAGCTTGCGATAGAAAATAATGATGCATCCGTCGCCGCCTTGCCCGCCGTTGGAGCCGCGACCGCCCGGGGGCTGGGGGGCGTCTTTTGCAGTTAGCGACGCCTGCGAGACCGATATATTTTCCGATGACGTTTGGTGCGCTCCCGCCACGCCGTTGGAGCCTGCGCCGCCGCCGCCGTGGCCGCTTGTGCCGCCGCAGCCGTAACGGCTTTCCTTGGCGGGCGGCTTTGCGTCTGCGCCCGCCCCGCCGCGCGCCGCCGTGACCGTTGCGAATGCGTTTGAGGAGCCGATATAGGCATCGCCGCTGCCGTTTGCAAGGCCGTCGTTTCCGTTGGAGCCTGCCGCCGCGCCGCCGCCGTAGCCGCCGAGCCATTTGTATCCGACGTAACCGTAGGGCGCGGTGTTGTAGCTGCCCCGCCCGTCTTCTCCTTCGACCTCCTCCTTGTCTTTGCCCGCGGAGTAAGTCACACCGTCGACGGTGATGGAGGGGCTTGGCTGGTATGTGTACTCTCCATCACTCCATGTGTAGCCGTTGCCCGGGCTGCCCGCGATGCCGTTTTTACCTTTGGCGGCAAAGACCTCGCCCGTGATCGCGTCGGTGTAGCCCGCCTCGCTCGACGAGCCTGTGTCGCTCGTTGCGCCGCCCATTGTGGTTGCGGTACCGGGTGCGCCCGCGTCGTTTCCTTGCGAAAAGACGCCGCCGTAGCCGCCCGTTCCGCAAGCATAGGCGACCTTTGCGCCCGGTACCGCGTCGGTGACGGTCTCGACCAGCACCTTGCCGCCATCGCCCGCGTCTCCCGGCTCGCCGCCCTTTCCGCCCTCCAGCGAGACGCCGTTGTCAAAGCCGACGTAGCGCCTGAGAGCGTCATATTTCGCGGTCCATGACTTCGATGCGCGCACGGCGGGGCTTCCACCCCAATGCCCGCTGCTGCCGCCGCGCCCGCCGCCGATAAGGACTTTGGTGTAGGTGGTCACGCCTTCCGGCACGGTCCAAGTGCCGGAGCCAGTGAGCAGCACGCGCTCGTCAAAATACTCCGATGATTCCGGCTGCGGAGGAAGAAAGCCGACGAGCGCCGAGGTGCGGGACTTGAGCAGCCCGGAGATCTTCGTCTCGCGCGAGGCGATGCAGGCGAGCGTCTGCTGTTTGTCCCACTCGTTCCAGAGCGAGACGACGTGACCGGCGTGCTCGGCTGCTGGGTTGACGTCCACGGTGAGCTGCTCGCGGCAGGCGTAATAGGCTGCCATGCGCTGCGCGACCGCGGAGGAGTTGACGAGCGAGACGAGCGTCGCGTCGGCGATTTCCTCGACGTTCTCCGCCGCGCCCTCGGTCACGGTGCGCGTGACGACGCGCCGGTTGTGGACGTAGCTTTTGCCGGTGAGCTTGCCGGTGCCCGCGGAGAGGACGGCGTAGTTCGCGCCGCTCTCAAGGACGGTGACGCCCTCGGCCGCGAGCGTGTGCGCCGGCTCGTCAAACTCGATCACGTCGCCCTGCTGGGCCGTGCCCTCGAAGAGCGTGACGTCCTCCGTGCCGGCAATGTACTGGTGCTCGGTGACGGCGACCGCGCTGACGGGGTCGAGGTACTTGACCTGAATGTTTGCGGCGTGGACGCTCCCGGGGCCGATGATGCTTGCCGTGCCGTTCCAGAGCTTCTGCACGCGCAGCGTGCCGTTCTCGTCCGTGTGCAGCCACGCGCCGATGGCAAAGAGCACCTGCACAAGGCTGTCGCGCGCCGAGGCGATGGGCAGCCAGCCGTAGAGCTTGATGCCGCGGTAGACGGTCTCGACGAGCACGGGGATGTCGCCGCAGATCTCCGCGACGACCTCGGCGACCGTCTGCCCGGTGTAGATGCCGCCGCGGTGTGGCCGGACGATCAGCAGCCCGACCGCAGAGAGCGCGGAGAGCGTGTAGAGCTTCGGCCCCACGCGCGTGACGCTCTGCAGGTAGTAGACGCCGACGCGGCTGCCGGAGCGGAAATACTCGACTTTGTCGTTTTTCTTGAAATTCCGGATCGTGCCCGATTCGGACAAAACGGTGATGTCGAGCGTGTCGGCCTCGAGCGCGTCCGCGCGCAGCTCCTTATACTCGCCCAGCACGCCGGGGGTGTCGGTGCTGATACGCTCGTCCTCGGCGAGGAGCTCGCCTTTGTATTTTACGGTGTTCAGACTCATCATTTGGCCCTCATGGTCACGCGGAAGCCCCTCCACCAGTGCGCGCCGCTGTCGTCGAGCAGGACGGAGACGGTGTCGACCGTGGGGTGCGCGGTGATGGTTTTCTCCGCGCCGGTCCAGAGGTCGAAATAGCGGAAGAGGACTTCGTTTTTGAGACACGCCGTCAGCAGCGCGGTGATGCGCTCGGTCGGCGCGTCGTTGGTGGGGCCGACGATCGTCGGCTTGATGGCGAGCAGATCGCGCTGCTCCTCGCCGGAGCACATGAGGCCGCCGTTCTCGCCCTCGCGGAACTCGTAGGTAACCTCGTAGCCGTACTTGTGGAACAAGTCGGTGAAGTCCTGCCCGTCCACGATAAAGGGATATTTCGCCATCAGGTGCCCTCCTTTCCGGCCAGCGGGGTGCCGCGCCGGCGGCCCTCGGCCTGCATGAGCGGGTACTGCTTGCGCGCGAGCGTCTGACCGTCCAGCTCGAGCGTGACGTCAATGGTCACGTTCTCGCGCCGTGCGGCGCTCTGTGCGGTCGCGGGAGATGGGGCAGGGGTAGATGCCGACGGAGCGCCGGACGCGCCGTAGCGCGCTGCAGAGCGCCAGAGCGCGGCCTCCTGCGCATTGAGGACGGCCTCGTCCGCGTGGAGCTCGGCGAGATAGCCGTCGTAGGGCACGCGGTCGAGCCCCGCGGCGTGGGAGCCGGAAAGATGCTCGCGCAGCCTCGCCTCGGCGCGGTAGCGGGAGAGCTTCGAGGTGGACGAGCGCTCCACATTTTTCTCGTTTGCTTCTTCACGCGCTTCGCGGATCTTCGAGATCAGATCACTAATAGCAGTGATCGCAGCCGTTACGCCCTCAACAATGCCCGCCGTGAATCCGATGATACCAGCCGCAATGGGTGTCAGCAGCTCGCCCAACCGCGCCATCGCCGCGTTGAGCGCCTCCTGCGAGCGGTTCATTTCCATAATGTCCTGGTTGGCGTCCTTCCACGCCTGCCCGGTCTCCCGCAGGCCTTGGTTGGCAAGCTGCACAAGCACAAGCTGCGCACGCTCAGACTGATCCGCGCAGGCGGCGAGCTTTTCGTTAAATTCGTCCTCATTGACGCCCGCCCAGTTGAGCACGTCCGCGAAGACGCCGGTGACCTTTCCTGCCTGCACGGTCTCATTGATGGCCTCGGAGAGACTGTCGATCGGGATCGAGTCGCCGTAGGTCGCCCACGCGCCGATGACCTCGTCAATAAGGACTTTGAGGTCTTCCTGCGCAAGGCCGAGGGCTTGCAGGTTCGCCGTCGCGGTCGCGGCGGTCTGCGTGTCCCCGAGTACGGCCTGCAGCTCCTGATAGACTTGCGCGGTTTCCTCGGCAGTGTAGCCGGCAGCCGCGCTGGAGACCTCAAGCGTGCCCATGATCTTGCGGTATTCCGCGGTCGATTCTACGATCTCAAAGATCGCGTCCTTGACCTCCTTTGCGCCTGTGACGATGGCGCCGCCGACCAGCAGGCTCTTGAGGTTGCCGAGCGCTGAAGTTACGCCGCCAAGGTTAAAGCTGCCGTCCTCGTTGCGCAGGCCCTTGAGTGCGCCACCAATGCCGCCGAGGCCAGCGTCGAGATCATCGGTTTTGCCTGCGGCATCCTTGACCGCCTTGCCGTAGCCGTCGATGCTCTTCGCGCAGCCGTCCGCGCTGTTCTCAGCCTCTTTAAGCAGTTTGTCGTTCTCGCTCAGCTCGCTGTTAAGCTTCGCGAGCGCGGTCTCCGCGCTGAGCAGCTGCCTGCGGTAGCTGTCGGTGCGGGCGTCATTTTCGGTGTAGGCCTGCTTTGCTTCCTCGAGCGCATCTTTGAGCGATTCGACCTTGACGGTCTGCTGCTCAATAGACTGCTTGAGCTGGTTGTGCTTGGCGCGCAGCGCCTCAGAGCTATTCGCCTGCCCCTTGAACTGCGCGTCGACGAGCTTCATTTCCGCGCCGAGGTTGCCCAGCTCGCGGTTGACCGCCGCGAGCTGCTTTTTGTATTCTTGCTCGCCATCGATGGCAAGCCGTGTGGTGATCTGGCGTACTGCCACCGCTCACCCCTCCTCTCTTTTCAGTCCGCGTCGGCGCTCCTCAAGCTCCTGCAGGTCCATGACCTGCCCCGGCGTAAGCAGCAGGCCCTCGCGGACGCTCAGGCGCAGGAACTGCGTCAGGAGCTGGAGCCAGAGCGCGCGCGTTACGGAGATCCCGTTTTTTTTTGAAGCTCCACAAGCCCGAGGTCAAGGTCGCCCGTCTCTTTCTCTTCGCGCTGAAAGCCGAGGACGATGGCGGCGAGGATGGCGTCCTTCGCCGCGGCGACCTCGCGCGGGGCAAGGTTGACGCGGAAAAACTGCTCGGTAAGGACGGGGCCGTGCGTCTGGCCCTGCCAGCGGCGATACAGCTCGCCCTGCTCAGAGAGCTTGAATAGGTAATAGCACACCGCCTCGAAGCTCTTCTTGCCGCTGCCCTTGAGGGGGTCGGTGATAAAGCCCTTGGTGCCGAATTTATCGTAGAGATCGAACAGCGCCTGCCCGTTGAGGCAGAGATACAGGTGCTGCCCGCAAAGATCAACTTCGTGTAGTTTCATATTTGCCTCCGATTTCTAAAAAAGGCGCAGCGGGGGCGCTGCGCCTTCCTTGGTGTTCTCAGCCGCCGGCGGCCTTGACCTTGCCGTTGACCCACGTCTTCGCGGCGGCCTCGGTCGTGAGCTCGTCGCTTTCGATGCGGTACTCGCCAGTGTTGCAGGCGTCCACCGAGAGCGTCAGCTTGGGGCTGTCGAGCACGATGGTTTTCTGCTTTGTGTTATAAGTGCGCCCGTCGAGGCTGGCCTTGACCTTGGGGTAGAAGATGCCCTTGTAATATTTCGAGCCGTCTGCCTTGATGTTGGTCGTGTAGAAGCCGAGGCAGCCGTAGGGCGCGGTGTCGTTGCTGGAGAAATGGATGTCCTTCGCGCCCTCGGTGCTGTCGATCTGCGCGCCGGTGACGGCCGAGGCGGTCTCGTTGGGCAGCTCCAGCACGCCGACGGCAAGCGAGCCGTCGACAAACTCGCGCAGGTAGATCTTGCGCACATCGTCCGCGCGCGATTCGACCTCGGAAAAGTTGAGCGTTTCGGCAACGCTCATGAGGTCGCCGAGCTTCATCGGCGTGCCGTAGTTGGGCAGCGCGTCCTCCGGCTCGGGATTTGACGCCGCGAACGGCGCCCACTGGAGATTTTTCGCTCCGTACTGAGGCATAGTTGTGCCCTCCTTTACAGGTTTTTGGATTCGAGGAATCGGTTGTAGACCATAAACTCTGCGGTCGTGGTCTCGTCGGCGCACTTCTCGTTGGCCTTGCGGATAAAGCCGCGCGCCTGGATGCTATCCGTGCCGTACTCGTTGACGTAGGCGATCTCGGCGTTGCGCGTGGTCGTATTGCCGCGCCGGCGCGTGCCGGTTGGCGTCACATAGATGCCGCGCTCGCCGTTTTTTACCTTGACCTTGCCCTTTTTGATGCACTCCGCCGTGATGCCGGTCGAATAGTCGCGCCTCTGTCGGCTGTTGCGGTAGCCGCCGGGCTTGCCGAGCTTGCGCGCCTCGGCGCGCTGTGCCTCGACCACCACGTCAGCCCCGGCGTTGAGCATCGCGTCATGCACGTCGTCGGGCAGCTCCGCGACCTGCCGCATCGAGAGGACGAAGGTGTCCAGCCCGTCAAAACGGATCTCAGCCACTGCGCTCATCTCCCAGCCAGCGCCCGACCGCATCGAACTCAAAGACATAGTGCTGTCCTGTGTGGTCGGTCGCGTTTTCGATCATCGCAGGAGAAAAGTCCTCCGCGGCTGCGATCGCCTCCCAGAGTGCGCGACGCGTTGGCACGGTGTTCGTCTTGAGCGGCGCAAAGTAATGAAGCTGCACGAGCGCGCGCTGCAGCTGCGCGGTGTCGTCGGCAAGAGCCTCGGGCTCGAGCGGAAAATTGAACGTGCAGTATTCCTCCGGCGGCGTCTCGCCCGCCTCTGTGACCAGCAGATCCGGCACGCACACCGGCACGATTGGCGTCACGACCGCGATGATTCGCTCATTCAGCGTCATACCTTGCCCTCCTGCGTGATGCGCTCGCACCAGAACTCCATGTACTTTCCCTCGTCGCCGTAAGTGTTGACGTAGAGGATGTTGTAGTCGCGCCCGTCGTAGCGGATCAGGAGCCGCCGGTCAAGCAGCTCCGGGTTCGCGCGCGTGAGAAAGCGCACCTTTGCCTCGCCAAACTCGGCGTTTGCCCGGATCAGCTCCGTGCCGCTCGTCTGCGAGAACTGTGCCCAGGTCTCGCGCACGAGCTCCGGCTCGCCGGGTACGTCGTAGCCGTCAGCGTCCTTTGCCGTCGTTTTCCGCAAAAACTGGATGCGCTTCGAGAGCTTTCCTGCGTCGACGTGCATCACGCGCCTCCCTCCGCTCCCTCGCCCGTGCCCGATTCGGGCACGGGTTCGGTCAGCTTGAGCTGGTTGAGCATGAGCCGAACGACGCGGTTCTCGCTGGCGGCCTGGTCGATGGAGATGCCGCGCCGGTCGTACTGCTCAAGCGTCAGAGCCTTGACGCAGAGGAGATACATCGCAAAGCGCGGCGTCCCATCCTCCGGCTTGCTGCACACGCCGGAGAGAAGATAGCCCTCCGCCGCGTCAATATAGCCGGGGAGCTCCGCGTCGTCCGCGTCGACCTTGCAATAGGCGGCGATGTCCGCCAGATGCTCCGTCAGCATTTCTTACGAGCCGCTCTTGGGCAGCGTCGCCACGACAACGCCCTTGTCGACCACAAGGTTGCCGCCGACCATCACGTCGCCGAGGATGGTCAGCAGGCGCTCCTGCGCCTTGTAGCTCTCGTCCACGCGCACGGTGAAGTCGGAGAACAGGCCCAGCTCATAGTTGAGCGGGTTGCCGTAGATCATGGTCTGGATCGCGGCGCTCGTGCTCGCGGTCGCGGTGCTCAGGCTGGTGAGGTCCGGGCAGATGGTGTAGGGGATCACCACGCCGCCGTCGCGGATCACGCCGACGTTGGGGTTGGCCATGTCCGGCTCGATGGTGAACAGGCGGCGCTTTTCGTTCGTGCCGCGCAGCTGGCCGATGGCCTTGAGGTCTTCCTTGGTGAGCAGCAGGCGGGCGCTGCCGGCGACCTCGGTGTCCGCGCCGTAGGCAAAATAGAGGGTGTCGAGCAGGTTGACGTCCACCGCGCTCACGTCAACGCTGGCGAAGATGTTCGCGCCCGCCTTGTTCTTGGCGATCTTCATGCCGTAGAATACATGGCTGCTCTCACCGTCGCCGTTGACGATCAGCTCGGAGCACTTGCGGCGCATGGCGCGCATCGCCATGCCGTAGATTTTCGCGTAATAGTCCGCGGGGGTCAGGTTGCCGATGTTGCGGTCGACGAAGCTCGTCACGCTCATGTCGTAGGGCTTGATCTGCGCCACACCGAAGGTGGGGTCGGTGCTCGCCGTGCGGGCTTTGCCCGCGGTGCTGGCCACCGTGCCGACCTTGGCGTCGAGCTCAGAGATCACATAAGGTTCCTGATACTCGCCCAGGCCGGAGAGGTTGACCACGCTGACCTGGTCGATGATCGCGCTGAGGGGCGCGTCGCCGCCGCGGATGTCGCGGCCCACGCCGGTGGGCTCGGCAAGCGAGGTGGTCGCGAGCGTGATGGCCTTGCGGACCTCCGCCGCGCTGAACTTGACCTCGCCGCCCTTGCGCAGGATCTCCGCGCGCTCGAGAGCCTTGTCCCTGGCCTCGCCCGGAGTATCCTGCTTCTGCATGAACTGGCGGTCCTGCTCGTCGATGAGGGTCTTGACCTCGGTGATCTCGCTGTTGAGGTTATCGATCTCGGTCATCTTGCTCCGATAGTCCTCGCGCTTGCCCTCCTTGAGCAGGCCCTCGGCCTCCGTAAGCATGCCGGCGCGCTTCGCCAGCAGGTCGTTGTACTTTCTGCGCATTTTTTGCCTCCTTAAAATCTCATTTTTTCAAGCTCCAGTGCGGCCTCGTCCGCCCAGTGCTCGTCGTTATCCGCGCCCTCCGGCGCGTGGGTCTCCTTCATTTCGGCGCCGCCGTAGCGCTTCGCCTTCACCACGCCGGCCTCCGGCTGCGCGGGCACCGCCACGAGGCTCACCTCGTAGGCGTCCGCCGCGCCGTCGAGCTCGAAGTGGCAGAGCTGCCCGTCGTACTCTCGGCCCGGCCAGTGCTCGCACAGCGTCTTGCGCTGGTCCGCGCCGCAGATCGAGCAGTTGACGTGCTCCACCGCGCAGCCCACGCTGCACTCGCGCAGGATGCCGCCCTCGATAGCGGCGATGGTGTCTGCGGTGCTCGCCGTGCGGACCATGTAGCAGCTGAGCACCAGACGCTTGACATCGCCCCGCTTTTCCAGATGCGCATCATAGACGCGCGCGGTCTGCGTTTCCGCGCTCCAGCGGTGGTCACGCAGCACGGGCTTGCCGATGTAGAGCTTGCCGAGCTGCTCAAGCGTCGCCTCGGTAAAGCGCTCGCCCTCGCGGTCGACCTGGTTGTCACAGGCCGTCAGGCGGAAGGTAAACACCTCATCCTCGGTCAGTTCCCGCAGCGTCTGCTCGTTGATCATTGCAAGCTCCAGTGCGCCGGCGGTTTCCTTTTCCAGCCGTGCGGCCTTGTAGATCATTTCCATGTGGTTTACTCCTCTCCGGCGGCCGCGCCGCCGTTTCTCTGCGAACTCAGCTCCGGCCACAGGTCAAGCGGCACATAGTTCAGGCTCGCGCGCCTGCGGTTGCCGCCCGGCACGTTCGGCAGATCCTCCAGCGCCGCGATGTCGTCGGGACTAAATACGCTCAGCTCGCTCATCGTGCGGTACCAGTTCGCGCGGCTCGCCGTGTCGCCCTTGAGCTCCGCCATCATGTTGATGCGCAGCTCCAGCCCCGCGGCCAGCTCGCTGTCGGTCAGCAGCTTGTAGCTCTGCTCCTCCTCGTACTGGGTCACGATGGGGTGCAGCGTGCCGACGACATACTCGATCGCGTTCTGCTCGTTCGAGCCGTAGGCCTGCTTGCCCTCATTGAGCTTGTAGAGCGGCACGCCGAAGTAGCGCGCGATGTCCGTGATCGACAGCTGCTTGTTTTCCACAAACTGCGCGTCGCGGTTCGTCCCCGCAATGCTCGTGTACTTGAGACCGAGGTCGAGGATCGCCGTCCGGTGCGCCTTGCTCGGCCCCATGTGGACGCGCTCCCACTCGGCGCGCAGCCGGTCCTTCTTGGTCACGAGCGAGCCGTCCGCCGCCTTGACCGGATTTCCCTTGGTGTCCAGCACATAGCCGCCGAGGTCGGTGTCAGTCTCCAGCACGCCGCCCGGCTGCCCGCCGTTGGCGTAGTAGCTCAGCTCATACTCCTGCGCGGCCCGCGCCGCGGCGATCACCTCGCCGGCGCGCGTCACCGTGCCGAGACCTAAAAGGCCGTTTCGCGTGGCGTTCTTGTAGTGGCAGATGTCCTCGTTGGGCAGCAGCATCACCTCGCCGGAGAAGGGATGCGTTACGTCGTACCACACGCGCCCCGCCATGTCGTGCCAGGGCTGCACCAGATACCACGGCACCGGGATCAGCTCCACCGGCTTGCCCGTGCGCTCGTCGCGCACGATCCAGTCGTAGCCGTTGCCGCCCTCCAGGCGGCTCGTCTCCAGCACCTTCTTGCGAATGAACGGGGTCATGGCCTCGTTCGGCCGGATGTTCAGCAGCCGCAGCAGCTCGTGGTCCGTGCGCTCGCGCGTCCTCGTGTCGATCACATAATTCGGCAGCTTTGCGATGCTGTCGCTCAGCAGCTCAATGCAGCGGTCAACCGCGCTGAGCTTGCGCGCCGCGCTCTGCGGGTCCTCGCCGGCGGCCAGACCGCCGGAAGCCGTTAGGCTGCCGACCGTTACGGACTTGCTCACGGTGGGCGAGCGTGCGGTTGCCGCGCGCAGGCCCTTGATGATGCTCATGCTTGACCATCACTCCCTTCGTCGTTTGCACTATCGTCAAAGCCGTCAATGACGGCCATTGCGATCAAAAGAATGCCGCCCACGATAAAGCCGGCAGGCAGGTAGATCATGCCCGCGCCGAGCGTAATGAGCAGCACGCCGAGCAGCAGCGCGGCGTCTCGCAGCTTTTCCACAGCCTTCCTCCTCACAGCGTGAAGTCCGCCCGTGCCACCGCCGCGGCAAGATCGGGCTTCTGATTCCTGGCAACCATCCACACGGCCATCACGATGATGCTCGCGACCGCCGGGTCGATGCGCCCCGTTGATTTATTCTTGAGCGGCTTGATGTTGCCGTTTCCGTCCGCATGGCAGCGGACGTTGCCGAAGGTCCAGCGGAAGCAGGTGTTGTGGACGTGCAGCAGCGTGTGCCGCTGCATCATGTCGTCCGTCTCCTTCATCGCCGGGCTCATGTTTTTGAGGTCCTGCGGGATCTCGATGATCGGCACGATCGGCGCGAGCCGCTGCGTGATGGTCCGGCTCAGATACGGGTCAAAGCCCACCATCTTGAGGTCGTAGCGCTCCCGCGCCTCGCGGATGCGCTCCTCCACCGCGCCGTAGTCGATGACTTCGCCGGGGCAGAGGTCGAGGAAGCCGGCACGCGCCCAGTCCCGGTATGGGACGTGGTCGCGCTTTTCCGCCTCGTCCACCGTCGCCTCGGGCCGCCAGATGCCATAGGGCAGCAGCACCGCCGCGTCCAGCCCCGGCTGGGGCGGGAAGAGCAGAACAAAGGCCGTCAGGTCGCGGCTCGTGGAAAGGTCCACGCCGCCGTAGCAGAGCTTCCCGTCCAGCTGCCGCAGCCATTCCTCGCGCTCGCGCTTTTTGCTCGGCCCCCATTGCGTCTTGTCATAGAGGTTGAGCGAGATCCAGCCGACCGACTTCGTCGTGATCCATTGGTTGAGCCGCAGCCAGCGGAACTTCCGCTCATTTGCTTCATTCTTTCTGGCCGCCATCGCCTCCATGCGGACGTTGCGCAGCCGCAGGTGCTTGCCGAGCGAGGGATTGCAGAGAAACCACAGGCTCTCGTCCCAGATGTCCAGCGCCTCCAAGTCGTCAGGGTCATCGCCGAACATCGCGGTCAGCCCGTAGAGGATTGGCAGCCAGTTGGCCTCATCGCGCGATAGCAGCTCGCGCTCGGCGTCGGCAAGGTCCTCGTCGCTGGCATGCCGGAGAGAGAGGACCTTGCGCGCGTCGCCGCCCTCGGCGCGGATGCGCCGCAGCTGCCGCGCGTCGCGGATGGCGACCGCCCTCTCGTGGATCTCCCAGCCGATCGAGTTGCGGTCGGGGTCGTCGCCCGCGGTCGTCAGCACGATCCACGCCGGCTGCCGCCGGCTTGCGCCGGCCTCGCCGGTCATCACGTCCCACAGACGGCGGTTGGGCTGGGCGTGCAGCTCGTCGAAGATGACGCAGCTCGGCTTGTAGCCGTGCTTGGTGTCCGCATCGGCTGAGAGCACCTGCAGGATGCCGAGCGTGATCCACTTGTAGCCGCCGTTCCCGGTCTTCACGCGCCGCCGGTATTCGATGATCTTCCGGCTTTCCACGATGTTCAACTCGCCGCGGGCGATCATCTTCGCCGTCCACGGCGCGCTCGTCGCCATGAAGACCGCCGCGCGGTAGACGATCGAAGCGTTCTCCTTGTCCGCCGCGCAGACGTAGACCTCCGCGTTCAGCTCGCCGTCCGCGAAGAGGTGATAGAGGGCCAGCGCCGCAGCCAGCTCGCTCTTGCCGTTTTTTTTAGGGATCTCGAGGTAGAGGTACCAGTAGCGGCGCAGCCGCTCCGCGCTCTCCTCCGTGCCCGATTCGGACACATCGGCGCACATCGTGCCGTAGAACTCCATCAACGCCTCGCGCTGCCAGTCGTAGAGCGAGAAGAGCTTGCCCGTGTCGGTCGTCGGCAAGCGCTCGACGAAGTCACACACGAACTGCCCCGCCTCGCGGTCGAAAACGTATGCCATGCTACAGGCTCCGCGCCAGCGCGTCCGCCTGCCGCTGCCGCAGCCGCTCCGTGAACTCATCCGTTTCGCTCTCCGGCGTGAACGCCGCCGCGGGCAGATTGCTCGGCAGGACCAGCCGGCAGCGGCTCGAGACCGTCAGGCCCATGTCGTTCGCGCAGTTGCGCGCCTGCTTGAAGTAGCGCTCCTGCACGCGGCCCCAGCCGTCCGCCGCCTCTAAGTCGCGCGCGTGGCCCGGCGCCTGAGTCAAGGCCCGCTGCACCTCCGCCGTCGCGCTGATATACTCGTGGTGGGCGACCAGATAGCGCCCGAGGTTGTCCGCGTCGAGGTCGGTGTAGAGCCCCACGTCGATGAGCTGTTTGCCGATCGCGCGAAACTCGCGATGCAGCTCCTTGGGCAGCCACTTGGGCGGCTTTGCCCGCTGCGGCGCCGGCACCACCACCTCACGGTCGCGACGCGCGTCCTCCTCGGCGCGCGTCATGTGCTTGCGCCCGTTCCTCACGACCAGATCGGTCGGTTGTCTTGCTCCTGCCATCTCCGCGCTCCTTTCTGCGCTGCCGCCGAATATATCGTTCCATGTCCCGCTTGAGATACGGGCTTGCTGTCGCGGCCATAATCCGCTCGGCCTCCTGCACGGTCATACGGCACCGCCGTGCTTCCCAAGGCTTTTTACAAGCGCCTTTTCGCGGTCAGATAATGGCCAAATGATTTTTCCATCCGCTGACATGCGGGAGTTTTGCTGAGATTCAGAAATGGCAGCCAAACGTGCGCTCATGACTTCCAACGCAGCTTCTTCTGCTTTGGATTTCTTAGCAGCCGCCGCCTCTGACAGCAAGAAGCCGCCGCCAAAAATGGCCTTGCCTTTTTCCTTTTGGGCATCCAGAGCTCGTGTAAATTGAAGATCCTCATCGGAAAAACACAATGACTGGCCATGCTTCGCAAGGTCAAAATCCTGAACGCATAAAACGTTGCGCGGATAAATGTACCCCGGAAGCTCAATCCGGGATTCACCCCGGTTGCGCTTGTCAGCTTCATCTATCAAAGAAAACAACTCCCCGGAGATCTCCACACGCCACCCCCCCAGATTTGTGACAAAGGACGTATTGACGCGAGCACCGTTTTCGTACGTAACTGAGGCCGAAACGGGCACGTAGTTTGATTTTCCCGCATTTGTGGAAAACAGCGTCAGCGCTGGAGCAAACAAGAAGTAGCGGATGCCATGCTCATCAAAGAATCTGCAAATCTGCGAAAGAATAGAAAATGGCGGGTTGTCGATCACCACGCAGCCGTCCGGGTAGGTCTCGTGCTCATAGTCGCCTCCGGGGTAAAATGGCCGAATCACCGGCGCGCCCTGCAAGCCGTAGTGCGCCAAAGCCCAGTCGCGAATCACCTCGTAGATGTTCTGCGGCGTGTAGCAGTCGTCGGTGGTGAGTTTCGGCTTAAATTTATCCACAAATTTCGCATAATCCTCGCTGCTTTCGCTCTCGACATCTCCCCAAAAGTTGTTTCCTTCTGCCGCTGGTTTCGTCCGCTCGTGGGCGCTGACATGGATCGTCTCGATCTCGTTTATCGTGAAACCGGTCAGCGCGGTGTCGAAAGAAAGGCTGTTTAGCTCTTCCATTTCAAACTTAAGCCGCGCCGCGTCCCACTCGCCCGCCTCGGCAAGCCGGTTGTCGGCGATGATGTAGGCGCGCCGCTGAGCCTCGCTCAGGTCGCTCACCGTCACATACGGGACCTCGGTCATGCCTTCGGCCCGCGCCGCCTCGACGCGCCCATGCCCGGCGATCAGGTTCTTGTCCTCGTCGATCAGCACCGGCGATACGAAGCCAAACTCGCGCAGGCTGCGCCGCAGCTGCTCGATCTGGTCCGGCCCGTGGATCTTCGCGTTGTTCTCGTAAGGGATCAGCTCGTCGATGCGTATTGTCGGCAGGTCCTTAACCGCCACGCGCACCGGCGTCTGCCCTGCTGTCTGCTTCTTTCCCATGCCTTGCCTCCTGTCGATATCTCCGATGCAGTCCCCGGCCCTCGACGAGCGAGAGCGCGGGGGACAGAACCGTGAAGGCTATGGCCGGCTTCAAGAGCCGGGGACCACACCGGACGCTTTAGTATCCGCCCCACCGGGCCTACGTCAATACACCACGCATCAAGCGCAGTCCTTCGGCCCAGGCAGGGCGGCGTTTTGCTTTTCTTTGATCCTGCGCATTCCCCGCCCCTCGCGATTCGAGGGCGCGGGGTAGGAGGAAATTCATGACCGCCCCGGTCAAAGAGCGGGGAACACGCAGGAACCTCCCGCTGCATTTTCGCAGCGCCTTTCCGTTTCCGCTGCGTTTCCGCAGCAGTTTTCTGTCCACGCTGCGCTTCCGCAGCGCCCGCCTCCCGAAATTCTCCGTGGGGAAAAAATCTCGCACGAGGGAGGGCCGGCGGTTTCTGGCAGCCACGCGGAAACTTTCTGACCCCGGGGAGGGGTCTGCAAGGAAGCCCCGCGCGACGCTCTCGCGACGCGCCCGAGCGCCCAAGCCTACCGCCTCGACGCCGCACCGCGGCGCTCTGATTTGCTGCGATTTTCGTGCATTTCTCGCGCCGTCTTGCGGCTATGGCAGCTGTGGCAGAGGCTCTCGAGGTTGCTACGGTCGCAGAACTTTGACCAGTCGCCCTTGTGGTCGACGATGTGGTCCACGTCCGTCGCGCGGACCCGCCGCCCGTGCCGGGCGCACTCGCGGCAGAACGGCTCGCGCAGCAGCTGCGCCGGCCGCAGGTCGAGCTTCCACTCGTCGGTCTGGTACATCCAGCGCCAGGACTGCGCTTCCTCACTGCGCCGGTCGCCGCGCGGCCGATGGGCGTCGCAGTATCCATCGCTCACCAGCACGCAGCAGCCGGGATGCCGGCAGGGTCGGAGCGGCTTTAAGGCCATCGGGCTATCACCTCCGGGCAAAACAAAAAGCCTGCACCGACACAAACCGCATACAGCGGATCATGTGGCGCAGGCGCTAAGGCACAGGCACTCGTCGATATTCACGATGGACTCCATCCGGCAGCACTTGCAGTAGACCGGCAAGTCTTTTGCTCTGGTTCCGGGATCGAGCCGAAGGACTTTGCCGCGCCCGCATCTCGGGCACATCAGCCATCCGTCCTTTGTGACCAGTTTACCATCATTCCGTTTTGATTGCAACACTTTTTGCCTCCTTTTTGCCCGGTGTCTACAAATAAAGCATAGCGTACAAGTAGAAACGTTCTATAGAAGTATTATCTTAGATTCATAAATCTAAAATAAAAGTCCTTGCGTTTTCCGGCGGTTTTGCGATCCAGTCCGCGTATTCGATGCGCCAGGCCGCCATGCCGTTCACCTCGCGCGCCAGCGGCCGCGAGCGCTCCTTCCAGAAGGTCTCACGTGGCATCGCGGGCGCTCGCGTCTGCACGCGCACCGTGCGTGGAGGAATCAGCTGCCGCATCCCGCGCGCCACGCCCCACGGATGCTTCCCAAGCGGGATCATCTCGTCCGGCTTGCAGAAGTACCGCGCAAGCCGCCGGTAGCCGCCGTCGCGGCTGAGCACGGGATACTCCTTATAGCCCGGATTGACGAAGCCGTAGCCCCACAGGAACTGCACCACAGCAAACGGCAGGTCGTCCTCGCTCGCCACAAAGTGAATGTGCCAGCGCCTATTGCTGTGCCCCGCCTCCACCGCATAGACATAGCGCCGGATGCTCGGGTCGAAGCGCCGCACGCGCTTGCAGAACGCGGCAAAGCACCGCTTGACGTCCTCGAAGGACGCCGGCAGGTGCGCATCGTCGAAGGTCAGAACATAGTGGACGCCCAGGTACCCGAAGAGGGCGAGGTAGAGCTCCAGCTTCTCCGCGCTGGAGCTCCACATGGAGGGCAGCGCAGGCGAGCCGCGGCATTGCTGCTCGCCCGCCCATGAGACGAGGCGGAACCGGTCGGTGGTGTAGGTCTTCGTCAGCGGCCCGCTCCGCTGCGTGACCACGCACAGCTCACTCATGCGTGCCCTCCGTTTGCTTCTGGTGTCCGCGCTTCTTCGGCAGCGGCTCACCGGCCTCGCGCAGGATCTCCTCAATGCGCTCCTTCGAGCAGACGTTGAGATCCGCGAGCACCGTGATCTGCGCCGCTGGCTTTGCCGCCTGCCGGTAGGACGCCACGATTTCTCCCTCGCTCATCGGCAGAGCATGAGAGCGCGGCGCGCCGCTCCGCGCCGGAGGGCTTCTCAGGATCGGCGTCGGCTTGTCCGGCGCATTAGGCTGCTTCGGCGTTTCCGCGAGAGACTCCGCCAGCTCCGGCTCCGGTGCGGTGCCCGAATCGGGCACCGAGTGGACAACGCGCCCGCCAACGACCAGCCCGCCGCCTCCTCCCGCAGGCGTCGGCCTCGACCCGCCGATCACGACAGGCACAGCGTCCCCCGCGAGCACCTCCACCGCGCCGAGCGCGGGGAAATCCTCGACCGCATAGGTCGTGCCGAGCGGCAGCACCAGCGCGCCCGCGCCGAGCGCGTCGCACACATAGGCGCGGAACGCCTCGAGCTGTTTGACGTCGGCGTGCAGCTCCGGCAGCTTGACGATCAACACCCTGTTCCCCGTCATAGCTCCACCCCCTTCAGCGCCCTGCGCAGGTCGAGGAAGCGCCCGCCGAGGCCCTTGTCCACCAGCTCCTGTAGCGCGTCGAGCGTCAGCTCGGCGTCCTTGGCGCGGTACACGTCCTCGCACAGGCTCTCCATGTCGCACAGCTTTGCGGCCGTGCCGTAGAGCCGCGCCGGGCAGGTGAGCAGGCTCACGCCCTCGATGCCCCACGCCCCGTCCGGCGTCTTGTAGGTCAAGCGTCTAAATTCAGGCATTGTCCGCACCTCCGTCCATTTTCGCCCCGCAGTTGGGGCAGTAACCAAAATGGTTGATTACCTGTGCGTAGTATTTCTTGCCGCAATTCGAGCATTTCGCAAAGCCCTGCCGCCAATTACCGTTCTCGTCAAAACACGGCTCGAAGCACCCATGCACCACCGGGGCCACGTCGGCGGCGGGGAACGCTGCGATGACAGCATATACTCCATCCGCAAATAGCCTTTCTACCAAACCATGTTTGCCAAGCCCCATTTGCTTGAATTTTGTAATGAGCGCCTCCCGCTCAATACATTCAGCCATTGTCAGCCCTCCTGTTCCACGTATTCAAGCCGGCTCCGCAGCCGCCGGACCTTGTGTGCCCGCTGCCCCGCCACCGCGTCCTCGACCTCAAACTCGATCGCCATCTGGTCGAGCATGATACCGACGTCGGCGATCTCCTCGGCGATGTTGGCGAGCGTGTCGCCGTCCACGCGCCCGCGCAAGAATTTGCACAGCACATCCTGCAGCTCGGCCATCTCCTCAAAGGCCATCGTGATCTGCGCCTGCGCGCCGTAGCGGCTGAGCGCCGCGCAGAAGGTCTTGCGTTCCATGTTAGTCATTAGCTGCCTCCTTTGCATCCTCTTCAAGCTGCTTTTGGTAAAGCAGCTCCAGCTCGTCGTCTGCAAATCCCATCTTTTTCAGATTCAACGCCGCCTGAAAGTTTTCCACAAAGTGCGGGTCATCTAATCTGAGCTCAAGCATCACTCATCGCCTCCAATGCTTTCTCCGCCTCCTCACGGGTCAGGAATACGGTTTTGCCAACGTCTGCGCCATCATTACGCAGACGATACGCGCAGAACCCGTCCGGCTTTCGATTGCACGTTGACATACACAGATTATCCTCATCCGTGCAAACAGCTCTGATGTCCGGGGCTTCAAGCGCCATTTCTCGTGGCACATTGTCACGGCCGGTCACCCATAGCGTATCGCCCACCTTGCACGGCAGCACCACCAGTCGACCGGCCCTGTCAGCCTCCATCAGCGCGACAATGCGCTTAAATGTCACGCCCTTACTGATTGCCTCATCCTCAAACGTCTTGTAATTGGCGCACATCGCAGGTTCCAGCCCCGTGTCCTCGTATTGCATGAGCCTGCCACGTAGTTCTGCGTATGCCCATGCCGCTGTATAGAGCAAGGCAAGCAAGCCTGTCGGCTCATCAGGACCGTCCAGCAAAAGCTCACCCATCGCACAGTCTACGCCGTCATCATCCATTGGAAAGTCTAAATCCGGCAGCAAAATTTTTGCGGCTTTGCGGATGAAATCGTAGAGCCGGATGTCCGGGTAGTCCGGGCCATCACCTCCGCCCCGCACCCACGTCTCGAAGTCTTTGATGTAAAACAGATTCAGGGCGGCATCAAGGTTGTTATTCGGGCAATTAGTTGTCAGTCTTTTCATTTACCTTTCCTCCTCCGGCGGCGCCGGCAGCCGCTCCGTCACGGGGCTCCACCGTGTCCGCTCCTGCGCCACGGCGATCTCCTCGGCGTAGCGAGCGCAGCGGTCGGTCAGGCGCTCGATCAAATCCGCGCCGTCCAGTCCGACGCGGTCGACATCGCATGAATGCATCGTGTCGGCTCCGTATATGGGCCGTTCTTCTTCCGGGACTTCCTCTTCCTTCCAGTACGGACAATGCTCGCAGGCATTCTCTCCGCCTGCGGTGGAAATGCACCGCAGCGCCCTGACGATCTCTTCGTTTTTCATATTCATCCTCCTATCGGTTCCGCTTTGAATTTTTTGCCCATGCCGGGCACCTTGACGTTGGGGTAGCGCTCCTCACGCGGCACGAAGTCCTCCGGGTGGTCGCGGCAGATGTACCGGAGCCGCTGGTCGAGCTGCTCGAACCGCGCGTCGCTCTCCACACCGTAGGCGAGGCACTCGTGAAAATACTCGCCGTGCTTCTCCGCGCGGTGGATGATGCGCATGATCCGGTCGTGACCAAAGCCTTCCTCGTTGAGGGCAAGGCACATCATGTCCACGTTGAACTGCTGTCCGACCAGCGCCCCGTAGTTGAGCAGCTGCCGCCGCAGCTCCGCCTGCTCCTTTGCGTAAGCGTTTTTCATGCGCCCTCCCCTCCGCGCCTGCACTCGGCAAGCGGCATCCAGCGGTCGTAGCGGCACTCGACGATGTCGTCGACCGTCGTGCCTGCGTCGGTCGAGATAAACGGGTACTCATCATCCGCGCCGCCGGCGCAGCGGGCCACAAGGTAGCTGCTGCCGCCGAGGCCGGTCTCGTAGCTGAGCACGACCAGCGCGCCCTCGGTCGGCCAGTGCTCCGCGTCGAGCGGCTGCCACTCCGGCGCGGCAAGATCCACGCCGCACAAGGTGGGAGGCTTCGGCGCGGGATCGTCCGTCAGCCCGCAGAGATAGTCCAGCGACACGCCCAGCAGGTCCGCAACGCGCGTAAAGCGGTGGATGTCGTCGAGGTAGCAGCTATAACCATAGGGCAGCTTGGTATTGGCTGCATATTTCGCCTCGCCGTTTTCGAGCCGCACGACCTCGTCCGCGTCGGGGACGCCATACACAACGCCCGCGGCGTTGTAGCACTCCACTACGCTTTTTCCGGCTGCGGCGCGAGCGACGCCAAAGCGGCGCCACAGCTCCGTGATCTCGCCGATGACCGGGCGGTCGGCCTCCGCCTGCCGCTCCCGCTCGGCCTTCTGCGCGGCGCGCTTGTCGGTCTTGAGTTGGTCCTGCGTGGAGAGGAGGTGCGGACACACCTGTTTGCAGGTGGCCAGCTCCGAGCACTTCTCGCAGCAGGTCGCGCCGCAGGGCGCGTAGGAATAGCAACTCTCGATCAGCGTGGAGATGATGTGCTCCCGCTTGCCCTGCGCGCAGTCCAAGCAATTGCCGCCGCATTTCTTGCACGGCAGAGCGTCGAGCGCCGCCAGAGCCTCGGCAATCTTCGTCACATTCCGCTCACCCAGATATGTCAGGCCGTGGCCATAGTAGTTCTTTCGGTGCGTGTAGACGTGGGCGATCTCATCCTGCAGCTCCGTCGGCATGTGCGAGAGCGCGTAGGCCGTCGTCTCGGGCAGCTCGCCCTTCTCCCACGCCTTTGCGATCTGCTTAGATTTGCTCAGCCCCTCGCGGATCACCTTCAGCCGCGCAAGCTTGGACTTGCTTATCTGGCAGACCTCGGCGACATGGTCGCGCATCCTGCCGGGGAACTCCACGCCCTCCTCCTGCAGCTGGTAGAGAAGCTTCTCCACGCGCTCGGCCTGCGCGCTGAGGTCCGCGTTGCTCATCCGGCGCGTGTCGCTGTTGGCGTAGATCAGCCGCAGCTCCCGCATGGCCGGCGACAGCTCGCCGCGTTCCACGATGCAAGGCACCGTGCGCCAGCGCTCCGGCTCATCCGCCTTGCAGATCGTGCGGATCGCGGTCAGGCGCCGGTGACCGCTGACCACGATGTAGCCGCCCTCGTCATCGGGGTCAGGGCGAACACGCAGCGGCTGCTGTAATCCGACCAGCTCGATGTTTTGCGCGAGAGCCTCAATGCCCTCCATGCTGTAGAAGTTTTCGCCGTCGCCGCTGAGCTTCGCCTCGTCGATGTATTCGATCTGCTCCCGTGTGCCCGATTCGGGCACGGCCTCGGGCAGCGTCGCCGCGAATTTCGTGATGTCAAACTTTTTGCCCGCCATGTTAAACCTCCTCCATCAGCTCGCCGGCGAGGCAGCGGTAATCGACCGCCGCGCTGCTGCGCGGGCTGTACTCCCGCATCGGCGAGAGCGTCACCGTGCTCTCCGGCACCTTGTCCGTGCGCCGGATCTTCGTGCGGTACAGCGGCACGCGCTGCGACCGCAGCAGCTTCTCACACTCGCCCACGACCTCCGCGCTGCGCGTCTGCGTCAGCAGCACGCGGGACCGCAGAGACGGACAGGCCGCGCTCAGGCCGCGCAGCTGCGCGGCCACGGCAAACACGCCGTCGAGCGAGAACTTGTCGGCAAGCGCGGGGATCATCACCTCGCGCACACTCAGCAGCGCCGCGACGCTCGCGAGCGTGTAGCCCGGCGGGCAGTCGAAGATCATCCAGTCCACCTCACTGTCCGCAGCCGCGGCCTCGGCGAAGTGACGCAGACGCTCCGGCGCGCTCACGCCGTCCTTGATCGCCTGCAGGTCGAGCTCGTAGAGGTCGGAGCTGCTCGGCAGCAGGTCAAGCCCTGGTCGGATCGGCACGAGGTTGTCGCTCCACAGCGGCTCGCAGTCGCCCCGCAGCACGTCCGCCGTGGTGGTGAGCTCCAGCTTGTCCGCCCCCGGCAGGAAAAAGCGCGTCAGGTTCGCCTGCCCGTCGCAGTCCACCAGCACCACGCGCTGCTTGTAGTCCGCGACAAGGATGTCGGCGAGGTTGATGGCGGTAACGGTCTTGCCGACGCCGCCTTTGTTGTTCATGATCGCAATGGTTTTCATGTCGTTCTCCTGTTTCTGTCTCTGTCAAAATTTGAAGCCCTCGCGGACCTTGACGCCGTCGCCGAGGTCGGCCTCGACGAGATACCAGCGGTGCGCGCGGTTGATGTACACGATGCGCCCGGGCAGCAGCCGCGGGAGCTCCCGATGTCCGGGGCCGATGGCCGCGCCGATATCCGCCAAAATGGCGTTGGGATCTCCGATTCTTGGCATTTTGTATCTCTCTTTCTCTCTGTTTTCAGAACGGCGCGTTTTTGTCCTCTGGCAATTCTTCAAGCGCCATCTGACCGGGCGCTTCGCCGTCCGTTTTCTCCTTCCGGCCCTTCTCGTCATCGCGGGTGTAGGGCGCGAAGGTCTGGTGCCTGCCGTCAAAGGCAAACACGCCCTTACCGCGCCGGCCCTCCTTGCTCTTGGCGATCTGGATGACGCGGCACTTCTCCTGCGAGTAGTTCTGCTGCGGGTCGGGCCGGTAGATCATCACGATCAGGTCCGCGTCCTGCTCGAACTGGCCGGTCTCCTTGAGGTCGTGCATATCCGGCGCGCGCCATGCCCCGCGCTCGGGGCGCGAGAGCTGCGCCAGCTCCACCACCAGCACGCCGCGGCTCTGGGCGAAGGTGTGCAGCGCGCGGGAGACGGTCGCCATCTGCTCGCTGCGCAGATCGCGCGGATTGCCCTCGGGGACGACCAGCTGCACATAGTCGACGAAGATCACCTCGTAGCCGTAGGTGATGGACTCCGCCATGATGTCGCCCGCAGTCATGCCGCTCGCCTGGATCACGTCAAGCCGGCGCTTGACTGCGTCCTCCGAGCAGACCGCGAAGGTGCCCCAGTCGCGGTCGGTCAGGCGGCTGCGCTTGATCGCGTCGAAGTCGATCTTCATGCCCTGCGTCACGATGCGGTCGCCGATCTTGCCGACGGACGTTTCGAGGCTGAAAAAGCCGACCTTGAGCGTCTTGGCCATGTGATAGGCCATCATCAGGGCAAGGGCCGTCTTTCCGTCGCTCGGGTAGCCGCCCAGCACCACCACGTCGCCGCGCCGGATGAAGCTGTTGTGGTCAAGCACGTCCAGCCCGAAGCCCACATAGTCCGCGGCTGCGCCGCTCGCGTGGCGGGTGGAAAAGTCCTGCAAAAGCTCCAGCATCGGCACGACCTTCACGCCGCGGCGCGAGGTCATCTGCGCTTGCAGCTCCGAGAGCAGCGGACGCACCTCGTCGAGCGTGCCCGCGCCGTTGATCTGCGCCGAGAGGGCGCGGATGCGGCCCAGCGCCGCCTGCTCGCGCATAAGCTGCGCATATTCGCGCCAGCTCGCGCTCGTGGGCGTGACCTCCATCAGGTCGATGAGCCGTTGCTGCTGCGGCGAGCCGGAGGCATAGCCGAGCTTCGCGTTGATCGTGATGGCGTCGGCGTGCCCGCCCTCGCGGAACACCTCGCGCGCCGCCTGGAAGATCAGCCGGTTGGCTGTGCTGGTGAAGTCGCGCTCGTCCACCTCGGCGAGCACCTGACTGACGATGCTCTCGTCGATCAGCATCGCGCCGAGCACGGCGCGCTCGGCTTCCAAACCGGCGCTCGGCTGCGCGTCTACTCGGCCCATGTCCACCCTCCGTCCTGACTATCCGGCGGCGCTTCGTTGCCCCACACATCCCATCCCGGAGCAGTTTCTCGGGCGAAAAGCTCAATGCGGGGCAGGTCTCCCATCAGCTCAACGATCCTGTCGCGGATCTCGGCCGGCTTTCTGCTGTGCTGCTGGATCGGGGCGAGAACGACGCTGCGGACGCTGCCGCTGATGCGCTTCGGCTTGCCCTTAGTCGCCAGCAGGCAGATCTCTGAGTTGCTGCGCGTCCAGTTTCCGAGCCCCATGAAGATGCCGGTGCCGCTTTTGTTCTGCTTTACCCAGTTGAAGGCGACGGTCTTGTAGGTAAAGCCCCACGCCTCGATCACGTCGAGGGCCTCGCGGAGCATGGGGAAGGTCGCCCACATGAAAAGCACGCAGTCTTCGTTAGCAATACCCCCCACCGCAACTCCGACGCCCATGTGCTTAATGTCCTCGATGGTCATTGTGTCGTAGTGCTTGGAGGCTGCCGCTCTGGTGCCGCGGTTCTGATAGCTCCACGGAGGGTCGGCGTAGATGATGCTGTATTTCTTATCCGGGAATGGTATCACCTTTCCGCCTCCTTTCTGGTGACTTCCTGCCTGATTTCGCGTCTACTCGGCCCATGTCCACCCTCCGTCCTGAATATCCGGCGGCTGCTCGATGCGGCGCACCGGCTGCGCCGTGGCGCTCTGCGCCGGGCGCTTGGCCTTGGCATCCTCCCAGCGCCGGCCGTTGAGGAAGGTCGAGGCATACGGGATGCCGACGCCGTCCCGCCACGCGGGAGAGGCCTTGAGTACCTGCAGCGCCCGGCCGATGGTGTCGATCAGCGCGTCGTCGGGCTTGAGCTTGTCCCAGGCGCGGACCGCGCCCATGCGGTTCTCCCCGCGGGGGTAGTAGGCCCAGAAGCCCTCAAAGCGTTCCGGCTTCCATGTCGGCGTCGTTTTGCTGCGCTGTTTTCTCGGCTCCGCGCCGTCCCCCTTGGGGGGACTATAGGGGGGTATAATATAATCTTTAGTCTCTACGTTCTTACTTTGGGTCGGAAACTCCGTTGACGGTGTTTCCCGACGACGGCTTTCACCGTTGTCGGTGTTTTCCGACAACGGTGGCTTTTCCTGCAAAACGTAGGTGTTCGCGGCAAAGCGCCCGCTGCCGTCATGCGATTGCTCGCGCATCAGATAGCCAACCTCCTCAAGCCGTCCCACGAGGCGGCGCACCGTGTCCTTGCCGATGCCGCGCTCCTTCGCCATGCCGGAGATGGTAAACTCCCAATCGGGAGGCTTGTCCAGCATATAGGTCAGGAATCCGAGCATTTCAAAGCTCAGGCGCGTGTCTCGGATCGCGGACTTATACAGGACGGTAAACGGCTCACGATGGCCGGACTTTATTACGCCCTCGCTCATACTTTCCTCCATCCAAATAAACGATGATCTTCATCAGCCGCTCCGTGAGAGACGTGACGCCGACGAGGATCAGGAAGATGTCCAGTCCCGTCATGCGCGCGCCTCCTCTCGGAGAGCCTTGACATTTCTCTTTTTCTGCGGTACAATAGCCTTGCAATGGTTTTCAGAGGTTTTTCTCTGAGAGCGTGAACGCTTCGAGGTGCCAGCCTCGGGGCGTTCTTTTTTTGCGCCGTCCGCGTAGATCACCTGATACGCCGCGGCGATGGTCTCGCGCAGGTCCTGCACGATGGTGTCGAACTCCGGGCGCTCCGCGTCGTCGATCACGCCGTCCTCGGCGATGCGCAGCAGCCCCGCGAGCCTGTCCGCTGCGTCGCGCAGGCGGTTGGTCAGCGAGATGGTCGCCATCGGCAGGGGCTTTGGCTCCAGCTCCGGCAGGATGCCGAGCCGGTCGGTCGCCTTCGCGTGCTCCAGCGCCAGCCAGCTCACGCCGTAGACCTCGCACATCCGCGCCACGATCTCGTCCGGCGGTGTGAGCCGTCCGCCCTCGTAGCGCTTGAGCGTTTCGGGCGAGATGTGCAGCCGCTCCGCGGCCTCCTCCTGCGTCAAAAGGGTCGATTTACGCCCTCTTTGGTAGATATTCGGGTATAACGCTGCCATTGTCTTTGTTCCTCCTTCTTGTTATGCTTTCAATAGCGGATAGCCTCGCGCAGCTCCTCGATCGGGATGCCGAGCGCACGGCCCAGCCGCCGCAGCTCGCCGAGCGTAAGGTCCTCGGGCTTCGCCTTCCGGCGGGCGACCGTCGTGCGCGAGATGTTCGCCTTGTCACCGAGCTGCTCGTTCGTCAGGCCCCGCACATCCGCCATGCCCCAGATCAGGGCGACGAGCTTTTCATTCGCTGTGTTCCTGCCTAAGTTGACGCGCGGCATGTCCTCACCTCCTCACTTTCCTGCGGCCAGCGCTCTCGCGCCTGCCGCGCCCTTGGCCGCCACCGCGGCCCTCGCCGCCTCGCTCGCCGCGCGCAGCGTCTCGTCATCGTAGAGGTCGCTGACCTCACACTCCAGCAGCGCGGCGATGGTCGGCAGCTTGTCTGCCGTCGGCATGGCCGCACCGCTCTCCCACCGGCTGACCGCCATCTTGGTCACGCCGAGCCGGCGGGCCAGTCCGTACTGGCTTACTCCGCGCGCCTCGCGCAGCTCCCGGATGCGGAATCTTGTCAATTCTTGTCACGTCCTTTCTCTTGATTTTGCGTGAAATTTGTGATATACAGTAAATCGTAAGTTTACTGCTTTGGGGATGAACCGCTATGGACCTTTTGAGCAAACCGGAGCGCGAGCTCCTGAAATGGTTTGAAAAGCAGGATTCGCCGGTGCTGGTCGATAAGCTCCTGACTGCGCCGAGCTATGACCCGGAACGGTGCCGGTCTCTCGTAGACCGTGGACTGGTGTCCCCGGTTATCATGGGCTTAACGTCCACTGCGTACAAGATTTCCGACAAAGGCCGCGCCGCGCTGGAGGCATCGAACCTAACACTCTCCAGCGAGATTCGCTCTAAAATTTCGTTCTGGATCTCGGTTGCGGCGATTCTCATGTCCTTCGCGTCCTTTGTAAAGAGCTTTTTCGCCTAAACGAAATAGCTGAAAACGAATGCCGCCAACGACACAAACAGGGCCACAAATGAAAGAATCAGCTGTGCCCATGATCCGTCGAAGCGCTTCACCGCTTCGCACCTCCTTTCGTTTCGTGTAAACCTTGCGTTTACCTTGTACGCCTATCTTAAATCCAATATTTTGGATTGTCAATACCGTAATATCCCATTTTTGAAACTTTGTGCAAAATCTCAAATATTGGATTAGGAGTTGCTCGAATGGACGCAAACGTCTTTGTGCAAAATGTAAAAAAATACTGTGCGATAAAAGGCGTTGCCCCTACGGTTGCCTGCCGAGAAAGTGGTGCAGGCAAGAGCTTGATGAGCCAAGTCGCGCAGGGGATTGTTCCGTCCGTCTCAAAGGTGCAGCTGCTCGCACAGTATCTCGGCGTGACCACGTCCGACCTGCTCGGCGAGCAAAAAGAAAGCAGCCCGTCCTCGGAGGAGGACAGGCTGCTGGCCGGGTATGACGCGCTCAGCGCGCGGAATCGGGAAAAGCTGGAGGAATATCTGGACCTGCTGCTATCGTCTCAAGATAGGCCATGAGACGCCCACGGTTTTCCGGCGTAAGCCGCCGGTATTTCTCGATAAGGCGTTGGTGTAACTCGGTCAAGTCCTGCGGCGCGCTGTGCTGATCTGACATGTCTATGTACCTCTCTTTACTCGTATTATAGACCGGCCAGATATTCCATTGTAAAGCGGCCCCGCCGCCCCTGCAACTGACGACGGGGCCTGCGCAGGCGAGCTGACACCTCCGGAGCACCTGCGTGTATTTTTACCATACCACCTTTTTTGACAAGATTCTGTCGAAAAAAGCAGAGAAACCGTTAAATTCCCGTTAACCTGCGGGGAAATATAAAAAATTGTGCCCGATTCGGGCACGGGAGGGACGACATGAGCGAAGAAAAGCAGAAAAAGCCCTTTTACAAGCGCACTTGGTTCATTGTCTTAGTTGCACTTTTTATCCTCAGCTCCATCGGTAGAAATGGGCGTGAAAACCGCAGCCAGTCATCAGATCTGCCGAGCCAGTCAAGCACTTCAACCTCCACGGCAGCGCAGCCGAAAGACATTCCGACATCTGAGCCAGAGCCCGTTGAGGAATTTCCGGATGCGACAATGGGAGAGAAAAACGCCCTGAAAACGGCAAAGCGATATTTAAGCCACTCTAATTTTTCGCATGATGGGTTAGTGGGGCAGCTGGAATATGAAGGATATTCGCTGTCCGAAGCTACCTTTGCTGCGGATAACTGCGGTGCAGACTGGAACGAGCAGGCCGCAGGAAAGGCACTCGGTTATTTGAGTTATTCTAACTTTTCATACAACGGGCTGATCGAGCAGCTTGAATATGAGGAGTTTACGCATGAACAAGCCGTCTATGGCGCGGATAGCTGCGGTGCAGACTGGAACGAGCAGGCTGCAGGGAAAGCGGCAAGCTACTTAAAGCATTCGTCGTTTTCCCGTGAGCGTTTGATTGAGCAGTTGGAATACGAAGGATTTACGTATGAGCAAGCCGTTTACGGCGCATCACAGAATGGATATTAAGTGACGCAAAAGGCCGCCGCCCGGCATGGCGGCGGCCGTTCCATTTTCGCGAAGGGAGGCGGCGCGATGACCTGCAAGGCCTGCGGCAGAGAGATCCCCGAAAACTCGATCTATTGCAACTGGTGCGGCGTCAAGCAGCTGCGCGAGCGCCGCAGCAGGGAAGAGGTCAAGGTGCCGACGCCCAAGCAGCTGCCCTCCGGCAGCTGGACGGTCTACCTCCGCGCGGAGGGCCAGAGCGTCACCGAGCCGACGCGCGAGCTGTGCCTCGCCCGCGCCCGCGCCGTCCGCGCGGGGTTTGTCGAGGCGCGAAAGGCAGCCAGCGGCATGACGCTTGAGGCGGCCTACGACGCCTACATGGAGGCGCGGCAGGGCGTGATCTCGCCGTCCACCTACAGCGGCTACCTCAAGCTCAAGCGCAGCACCTTCCGGCCGCTCATGCAGCAGGATGTGCAGAGGATCACCGCCGAGCAGGTGCAGCGCGAGATATCGCAGATGGCGCTGGAGGGGAAGAGCCGAAAGTACATTGCCAACGCGGTCGGCCTGCTCTCGTCCGTCCTGCGCGTCTATGCGCCGGAGGTCAAGCTCGACGTGCGGCTCCCGCAGCGGAAAAAGGTCGAGCCTCGAAAAATCGAGGACGAGGAGATCGGTGCAATTATGGCTGCGGTGCGCGGCACAGAGATCGAGCTGCCGGTGCTCATGGGCCTGTGGCTCGGCATGCGTATGTCAGAGATCCGCGGCGCGCGCTTTGAAGACATCCGCAAGGGCCGTCTGCACATCTGCCGCGCGGTTGTTACCGACGCGGACGGGAAGCCGGCGGTGAAGCCGCCGAAAACCTTTTCCGGCGACCGCTGGGTAGACCTCCCTCCGGAGATCCTGTCGCTGATCGCGGCGCAGGGGCGCAGCGAGGGCTACATCGTGGAGCTGAGCGGGACTGCGATCTACAAGCGGTTTACGCGCGCGCTGGAAAAAGCAGGCATCGAGCATTGCCGCTTTCACGACCTGCGCCACGCCAACGCGGCCGTCATGGTGCGCCTCGGCATTGATAGCCGCTACGCGCAGGAGCGAAACGGCTGGGCGAGCGACCGGATGTATAAGCAGGTATACGGCTATACGATGGGCGACAAAATGAGCGATGTCTCGGCGAGTATTGACGCTTATTTTACAGACAAGTTTACAGACAAGGCGGGAAAATAGCGTAATATCAAGGGCTTTAGCGGATGGGTCACGGGTTCGACTCCCGCCGCCTCCACCA